GCTGATGGACTGGTTGAGGTCCTGCGAGGCGATGACATTCGCGGCGGTGTTGTTGTAGTTGTAGTCCGTGGTGTATGTCGAGCCGTCAAGGAAAGCCGCCTGAAGCAGCTTCGAGCCCATCTCCGCGAATAGGTCGGCGACATCGCCCAAGACGTTGACCTCGTAGACCTGAGCCATGAGGCGCACGGCTCGGAGCTGCATAGCCCCACGGATGACCTGCACACCGTCCTCAAAGATTAAGACCTCCGTCTTTTGCGTCGGGTCGAAATCTCCATCCGTCAGCGTCACCTCGTAGAAGTGCGCGAAGAAGACATTGTTCCTATCCGTAAACGGGAGGCGGAACGTCTGCGAGTACGGCGCGTGGCGCTGCATCGTCTCCCCCGGTTTGGCTACCGCAAGGTTGAGAGAGATGGACGGCGAGCCCTCAAGGTCGAGGGTGGTCTGCGCGCTGTTGTCCTGGTCGAGGGCTACGAGGCGGATCACTTGAGGCGGGGACGGTTGCTATACTGCAAGGTGAAGGAGTAGGTGATGAGCTTCTCGTTGACGGTCGTCTTAAACAGGTACTCCGAGTCGGTCACGGTGCAGGGGATGACCTCGGTACCTTCGACGATGAACACCGAGCGCGAGAGAGCCAAATCCCGAAGGTGGTCGGCGTACCCTTCCTCGATGTAGTCGGTCGATACTTTGACCTGCCTTTCGGCTTGTATCGCGGTAGTGGTGACGCCCCGCTCCCATCCGTTGTAGTTCCAATCTATCAGGCCTGTCACGCTGTCCCAATTTCCGCGCGGGCGGTTGTATTGGCTGCGCTGGATATTGCGGACGCTCTCCTCGCTACGCTGGTCGAAGTTGAAGGTGTCCCAACCCCCGTGGCGGTTCAAGAATAGGAGTTGAACGCGGGGGTACTTGCTGCATCCGTTGTCTATGGTGTAGCGGTGGACGACGCTGACCTGATTGGCCTCTAGCACGGACGCAAACTCCGACAGATAGACCTCATAATAGGCGAGGTTCGGGTCGGTGATGATGTCTTCGAGTTGACTGTTGAAGGCTGCCGTGGCGTGATCCTCCAAATTCAGTGGACCCACGCCGACAAACTGTACCGCTTGCGAATCTGTCGAGGGGGTAGTGTCGCCACCTACAGCGTCGATATCCAAGAGCGCGGTGTTGATGATAGTCCCATCGGCTTCGTAGCCCCTGACGATGACGTACTCGGCGTCACTGGACTGCATACCCCAAGCCAGAACGGACGCCTGGTCAATTCCGATGCGGTGCTCCCGTGCGTTGCCGAAAGTTAAGGTGGACTCCCTGCCGAGGTCGGGCGCGGTGCTGAGGAAGTTGTCGGTAGGTGCTGTCGGTTGGAAGCTCCCGTCGCCGCGGGCGTATGCGTCGCCGTAGTTCTGGAACTCGTCACGGAAGGCGAAGAGCGTGGTAGTCACTGCCGGCGATTGTGGCAGCGTCTCCGTAGGGTCGGCAGTGCCGCTTGTGGCGCTCTCGAATCCTAGCTCCAAAGTAAACTGCGCCGCGACGTTCCTGTCGGAGCTTTCGCCTATGACGTTGCCGGGGCTGTATCCTGTCCGCCCCAAGGTGAGGATGTTGCCCGTCGTGGCGTTGTTGTTCACCACGTTCGCGCCTATGTAGTCGTCACAAATGCGGGAGATATCGAACACCGCCGAGAGGTTATCCGAGGCCAGCGGGTGCGTCTTCAGCTTGGCGAGCTGATCGCCGTTGCGGTTCTTGATGACCAAGATGAACCGGTACTTAAAGAACGGCCCGGCTGTGGTTTCCCGTACCTGGATGATGAGCGGCTCCGCCGTACTTTGGAAGTCGGTGGTGCTCGGTATGTAGTCAAATTGTGCCGCCATCGAGTAGGAGTTTAAATGCGTTCCCTATGTCATCGCCGACGGCCTTCTCAAGTTTCGCGTTGTGCTTTTTGAGTGTGCGGTCGTAAGCGTTCGTGAAGAAATAGGACGGACGTATTCCGGTTTGATATATGGAGCGGCTGATGGCATAGACCATAGATTTCCGCGATGCGAACTGTCCGCCAGCGCCACGGGGTGCGATGCCTTTCTTTACTACCCACTTATCGATTGACGGACGGAGGCGCCCGGAGGGGCCGGTTCCCGATCCAAACCGAAACGGGGAGCGGGGGGCCTTGGCGCTACTAATGGCACCTTGAACGCCCTCGTCTACGAATTGCCAATAGTCGGCACCGGGAAAGGTGAAGCGTAGATTGAGGCTCTTCTCATTGCGTGCGACGCCCTGCTCATACCTGATGGAGTTGTAGAGGTTGCCCGTCACGACCTTGCCCCGTGCCTTGAGGCTGATGCGGGCGCGGCGCCGTACCTCCTTTCCAATCTTGCCGAGCTCCTTCATGGAGTTGGTCATTGGCACCTTCTGCCCGTCGACGGTTATGTAGTCCTTCACGCTCTAAAATAGAAAGCCCCGCACGAAGCGGGGATTCTTTAATCAAGCAACCAATTTGATTGGGGCGGGTGGTTCTCTAGAACCTCGTCCCACCATTCCGGGTCGTTCATCCTTTTGCGTATTGAATAGCCTCTTTCTTCGTGGCAAACCGCTCCCCCCAGTTTGTGTCGTTTGTGCAACCTTCGGCGCAAGTAGCGTCATAAGCTACCCAGCAGGTTCCGGTATTGCGAATGCAGAAGGTTTGTCCGATGCCTTCGATTTTGTAGAATCCGGTGGTAAGTCTTGTGGTAGTCATGGTTGCTTTGTTTTGCCTTGTTTGATGTCTCAAAGATAGGCAGAAACATTGAATCACCAAACAAATACACAAATAAATTTCTCCCTTATGCGAAAGCCGCCGTGCAAAGGTCGAGCGTATTGGACGTCTGGAGCTGCACCGTACCGACCCATCCCGTCAGGAGATTGTCGAAGCGAGCGGTAAACGGCTCACAGTCCACCGGGAGAGAGATACGAACGTCGCGATCAACGTCCGATTGTGCCGATAGCACTTGGGCGTATTGGCTGACGATGTCAATCAGCGTGCGCAAGGTGTCCGAATACTGCTCTTGGGCGTCCGTCTGTCCGGGTAGTATCATATCCATGACGAGGATGTCGAGCGAGTACGTCAGGACGCCCTTCTCGATGGTGGCGCCTGATATGTCCGCGTAACATATCGGGTACTTGTTGCCGGCCAGCTTCTGAATATCGACCTCCGACATCTCGCCCTCCTTGAAGGAATTAATGAAGCGGTGGTCGAGGGCGATGGTGCCCAGCTCGTCGATGATTTGGTTGACTGTTCTCATAGGTTCAATTTTTGCTTTTCCAGAAGCGCCCGGTCTTGTTCGTAGGCGAGCCAGGCGAGCGCCGTTTCGAGGTGAGTCCTTTCGACCTGCGGTAGTTTAGTAATGTCCTCCCCTGCGAGATGTACGAACGTGGCGAACCATCCGTATTTTTCGGATAGCTTGGATCCTTCACCGCCTTGGAATAGCTGTCCAAAGCGTCGACTAATCCCTTCCCGATACGCAAAAAAAAAGCGGCGGCACCGAGTGCGTGAGCCATCTTCATCTCTCTGAAGAACTCCGAGCGGTCCTCGCCGTCGTAGTCTGCGATGCGGTAAAATTCGCCGTGCTCCTCTACGATGGGACGGTAGAGTATCCCCATAACCTGGGGGAGGTGTTTGTCGAGGGAGTCCTTGCAAAGTGTCTCGATGTCTGCGAACTCGGCCACCGTGATCCGTGAGAGGTTCGGATGGAATCCGTAGCGCTGGTCTAGCTCGATGATACGCTCTACGGGGTACATGTCGTCATACTTGTCCAGTATGCCACCGATAACGCCCCCAATGTATTGGATATCCTTCTGCTCCATCGCCATGACCTCGGCGCGGTCCATGTGGCAGAGGATGCAAATTGTACGCACTACCTGCTCCAGCTCGTCCCCTTCGGGTATCGCTTGGATTTGGAGGTACTGGTCGACGGTGATGTCGTAGAGGTTCTCCGGTATGGTTACGGTCTTGTTCACGCTATCAAATAGACGAAAGGTAGGGACATAAAAAAAGGCCCCGAAGGGCCTGTACTTGGGTGAGGGTTGGCTTAGGCATACTTGCTGCTGCTGTAGTAGCTCTCGGCAAAAACCTTCGCGTCCTTTAGGCGGTCGAATTGGAACGTGCCGGCGTAGGTCACGTCTCCGCCCTGCAACCGCTGGCGGAAGGTGCTTTCCACATACAGCTCCCACTTGCCGTCATACTTGGAGATGGTGAACTGGTAGTAGTCGTTACTCGTGAACTTGTACGTCTGCAAACCCTTGTAGGTGCATGTCAGTGTGCGAGGCTTGGAGATGCGGGGGGTGTTGTTTGCGTTGTTCATGTCTTTGTGTGTTTGTTTGTCGTTGTTGACATAGCAAATATACAACAATGTTTTGCATATCCAAACATTCACGCAAAAATAATTTGCTTTTATGCGAGGAAGTAGGAACCGGACCGGGAGGTAGTCAGCAAATTGAGACACACATAACGCACCGCGTCAATCCCGTGGTTGTCCTTGTCCACTGGTCGGTTGAGGTTGCGCCCGTTCTTGTCCTGCTCCCATCGGTACGCCCTGAGTTCTTTCTGTAGGTGCGTACTCTCGGCCGTCACAAGGAGCTTGTGCCTTCTCATTATGTCGATACCCTGACGAATGGAGTCCGGCCCTTTCCGTGCGGGCTTGACGTTGTGCCCCAATCTGAAGAGCTCCTCGATACTCTTCGGCTCGGCTGAGTCTGCGATGATGGTCTCCACGTCTAGCCTGTCGAGCTCCTCGCCGATGTCCGGGTTCGTGAGTCCTGTCGA